GGCGCTGATCGGTGGCGATAGCGAGGAGGCGATCATCGAGACCCGCCACATCGTCTGGATGCGCGCCGACGGCTATCGCTGGAAGCAAATCTGCCGTGCGGTGGGCTGCGTGCGTTCGACCGCTTGGCGGCGCTGGACGGCGGCACTGGTGACCATCGCCAATCACCTGAACAAGCGGCGAAAAACAGCCGTGCGCGCGCACAGCGTCAAAACGACCGGGGCGGCGGCGGGCGGAAGGGGGCGCGGCGCGGGCGCAAACGAGTCGCCATGAGGGCGCGAGAGGGTCGAACTTAGGGCGCGACAAAACCAGCCGAAGCGGGCCATATTTTCCCTACGATCAGGGTGGAAGCCGCCCGACCGCCCCCCCCGGGGGCCTGGTTCCTCCGCAGCGGTAACGCTATGCGGGGGGCGGAAGCGCGCTAAGCCGCTAGAGACAAAGGAAAAATCTGGGTTTCCAGCCTTGGGTTTCCAAGGTTGCCACCATGCCCGGAACAGCGAAATCCCGAGGTTTGGCTGAACCTGGGATGATGGGCCGGGCGCGAAGCAGCGCGCCCGGCCCTTTCTCATTCTCGTTGCGCTCGGCCCTCATCCTCCCAGGCCGGGGGCCTCAGTCCGGGGGACGCCCCGGACGCTCCGCTTGCGCTGATCAGGCAGACCCCGATTCCCCCTCGTCGGAGTGGGTGGTTCGAAACCATCCGCGAGCCCAAACACACAGGATCGACCGCTTGCAGATCGTGATGATGCCCACCGCGCGACTTGTGCCATACGCGCGCAACGCCAGGACGCACTCCGACGAGCAGGTCGCGCAGATCGCCGCTGCGATTACCGAGTTCGGCTGGACCAACCCTATCCTGATCGGCGACGACGACGTGATCATAGCGGGCCACGGGCGCCTGATGGCCGCGCAGCGTCTGGGCATGGCCGAGGTTCCGGTGATCGTGCTTGGGCACCTGAACGAGGCGCAGCGCCGCGCGGTGGTCGTGTCCGACAACAAGATCGCGCTGAACGCGGGGTGGGATCTGGAAATCCTGATGGAGCAGATCGAGTTGATCCGCTCCGACGGCTTCGAACTCGACCTGATCGGATTCTCGGACGATGAACTGGCCGAGATCATGGATGGCCTCGAGGAAGATGCCGACGATGGCGGCGCGGTCGATGGCGAGGACGAGGTTCCCGAGGCCCCGGTCGAGCCTGTCTCGAGGCTTGGGGATCTGTGGGTTCTGGATGGTCACCGGCTGCTCTGCGGCGACAGCACCGTCGCCACCGATGTGGACCGCGTGATGGGTGGCGTGAGGCCAATGCTGATGGTCACCGATCCGCCATACGGCGTCGAATACGATCCGTCCTGGCGGAACAAGGCCCTCGGCCAGGCCACCAGCCGCACCGGGAAGGTGCTGAACGACGACAAGGCTGACTGGCGGGAGACCTGGTCGCTGTTCCCCGGCGACGTGGCCTACATCTGGCACGGCGCGCTCCATGCTACCACGGTAGCAGACAGCCTGATCGCGTCCGGGTTCAACGTCCGGTCGCAGATCATCTGGGCGAAGGACCGGCTGATTCTGAGCCGCGGCGATTATCACTGGCAGCACGAGCCATGCTGGTATGCCGTGCGCAAGGGCGGCAAGGGCCATTGGGCGGGCGACCGCAAGCAGACCACCCTGTGGCACATCGCCAACAAGGACCAGGATGCACAGACCGTCCACGGCACCCAGAAGCCGGTTGAGTGCATGCGCCGGCCGATCCTGAACAACTCGAGCCCCGGCCAAGCCGTCTATGAACCGTTTATGGGTTCGGGCACCACGCTGATCGCGGCCGAGACGACCGGCCGCGTCTGCCTCGGGATCGAACTGAACCCCGCCTATGTGGACGTGGGCGTGGAGCGCTGGCAGAATTTGACCGGGAAAGAGGCAACGCTTGATGGCGACGGGCGCACCTTTGCGGAGGTGATGGACGAGCGGAAGAACGGGATCGCCCCTGCCGAGGATGCTCCATCGGCGGCGCCAGCACCAGCCAAACGCAAGCGGAAGCCGGCAGCGGCATGATGCAGATAGAGATGATGCCGACCGAGCGCCTCGTGCCGTACGCGCGCAACGCCCGGACGCACTCCGACGATCAGGTCGCGCAGATCGCCGCAGCGATTACGGAATTCGGCTGGACCAACCCGATCCTTCTCGGCAGCGACGACGTGATCATCGCGGGCCACGGGCGCCTGATGGCCGCGCAGCGTCTGAGCATGGCCGAAGTTCCGGTGATCGTGCTGGGGCACCTGACCGAGGCGCAGCGCCGTGCGGTAGTTCTTTCCGACAACAAGATCGCGCTGAACGCGGGCTGGGATCTGGAAATCCTGATGGAGCAGATCGAGTTGATCCGCGCCGACGGCTTCGAACTCGACCTGATCGGTTTTTCCGATGATGAACTGGCCGAGATCATGGATGGTCTCGAAGATGAGGACGAAAGCGGAGGCGCGGTCGATGGCGAGGACGAGGTTCCCGAGCCACCGGTCGAGCCTGTCTCGAGGCTTGGGGATCTGTGGGTTCTCGGAACACATCGCCTGCTCTGCGGCGACAGCACGGACGCGGACGACGTGCGCCGTCTGATGAACGGGGAACGAGCATCGCTCATCTTTACGTCCCCGCCTTATGGCCAGCAGCGCGACTATGGCGCGGCGAAGGAAAAGGTGAGCGATTGGGACAAGCTGATGCGTGGCGTGTTCGAAGCAGCCATCCTGAGCGAGGATGCCCAGTTGCTCGTGAACCTCGGCTTGGTGCATCGTGAATCCGAGTGGCTCCCGTATTGGGAAACTTGGATCGACTGGATGCGCGCGCAGGGCTGGCGGCGGTTCGGATGGTATGTGTGGGACCAAGGGCCCGGCTTGCCAGGAGATTGGAACGGCCGCCTCGCCCCATCGCATGAATTCATCTTCCACTTCAACCGCCAGCCGCGCAAACCGAACAAGACTGTGGAGAGCAAGCACGCTGGCGAGACACTCGGAGGCGGAGGGCTGCGCGCCGCGGACGGCACTGTCAATGCAAAGACCGGCGCTGGTAATGCCATCCAGAGCCACCGCATTCCTGACAGCGTTGTGCGCGTCATGCGCCATAAAGGGGCCATCGCTGGCGGGGAACATCCAGCAGTCTTCCCGATCAAGCTCGCGGAAGAAATGATCGAAGCGTGGAGCGCGGAGGACGATGTCCTGTTCGAGCCTTTCAACGGGTCCGGATCGCAGTTGATCGCAGCGACGAGCCTGGGGCGCGTGTGCTTCGGAATGGAGATTGATCCGGCCTATTGCGACGTCGCGGTTCGCCGCTGGCAGCTTGCATTCGGCGATACCGCGACATTGCTGGAGACTGGAGAAACATTCGAGCAGGTTGCCGCACGGCGCCTGAGGAATGCAGAATGAGCCAGTCCCGCGCAATGTCGGCCGTCGAGGCCGTGGCGAATGTCGCGGTGGGCTTCTGGGTGGCGATGCTCGCGCAGGCGGTTGTGTTCCCGCTGTTCGGCTTCCACGCAGCGCCGAGCGATCATCTGGCAATCGCTGGGATCTTCACTGTCGTCTCGGTGGTTCGGTCATACCTGCTGCGGCGGTGCTTCGAGGCGCTGCGACGTAAATGAGAACCGCCGCCTTCTGGCGGCGGCGTGTTTCGGGGCTGCGCGATCAGTCAGCGAGACGATACCGTCGCGCCTCGCCGTTCTCTTTGTGGCTGATGACCTTGAGCCCCATCCGTCGCCCGATGGCACCGGCCAGCGCGCCGCGTACAGTGTGGGACTGCCAGCCGGTTGCGGCGCTGATATCGGCGATGGTCGTGCCGCCGGGCTGGCGCAGCAGGTCGAGGACGGTCGCGATCTTGGTGCCGTCGCGCGGTGGGGCGCGTGTCGTGGCCGGTTCCGGTGCTGCCGGGGCGGTGGGCGCGGGAGCCTCGGAAGCGCCCTCGTCGGGGCGCTGTGCGACTGTGTCGGCGGGTTTTCTGCGGGGCATCAGTGGGTCACCTCTCTGTTGTGCCATTCTGCGATCCGCTCTGCGCCCATCTGGCGCGCAAGGGCGGCGATTTCATCGAAGAACTCGGGCGGAAGGCCAGCCAGCGTCGAGCCGACCGAGTAAGCCAGCGTCTCCATGTGGATTGGGTTCAACTCAGGCGCCCGCTGTGCAAGCGCCTGCTGGTAAACTGTGGCTGGCTTCGGCATCACTGGCTGGCACCGTTGCGCCGCTCGGCGTCCCGCATGTCCTTCGCCTCGGCCACAATGTCGTCAGGCCAGCCAAAATTGAGGTTGAAGAGAACGTGCCGCCAATCGAAGGCCGGCTTGTGACGGCGCGGCTCGACACGGTTCGAAAGGCGCAGCGCTGCGACCTGCTCGCGAAGTTGCTGGTTTTCGAGCCGCTTATGGAAAAGCTGCGACCGGAGGATCAGCCTTTCGGCAATAAGCTGCGGGATCGCGACGTGGAATGCTTCGGGTTCAGGAAACATGGGCTGAGCCTCCGTCGGCGCTGCGGAATGCAGGGCCTTCTACTGGCCCGAGCCACGCTCGCGGCGTGGCTCTGGCTCGGGCTGTGGCAGAATGGATCAGGCGGCGGCACCGACGGCGTTCTGCAGCCATTCGAGTTCGAGCAGGATGTAGGCTGGGGCGCTTTCGTTGGGCTGGTAGCCGATCTTCTGCGCAGCGTTGAGGGAATGGCGAAGGAGGGCGGCGTTGTGGGCGACCTGCGTGTTGTTCCTAGCGGTGGCCGGTGTGGCATTCAGGGCGGCGGTGACTTCGGCGATGGTCATGGCTGATTTCCTCGTGGCTGGTGTGGCGGGCGCGGCGCCCTTCTCGTGCATCCGTAATCGCTCTTGCAGCGGGGCATATCAACGGAAAGCGAAGCAATTACATTGCTTTATCGATTGGTCTGCGCTGATCAGTCAGACCAGGACGAAAGGTCTCGACCAATGGGCGTCTCTCGCCGGAAATACGCCGAGATGCGCGGCGTCAGCCACACGGCAGTCAGCAAGGCCATCTCCAGCGGGCGGATCACGCCCGAAGCCGACGGCACCATCGACCCCGCGAAGGCTGACCGGCAGTGGGACAGCCAGACCGACCCTTCAAAGCAGCGCGGCCCGAACGCGCAACGCCTCGCGACCCAGACTGCGGCAGGCACGGCGCGCGCGGCGGCGACCAAACCGGTGCCGCGGGCGGCAATCGACGCGGTCAACACCACGCTGGGCGAGACCGGAGCCGACCCCTCTCCCGGATCAGGAGGCGAAGTGTCCTTCCTGCGCGCACGCATGGCGAACGAAGTGCTGAAGGCTCAGACCGCTCGCGTCAGGCTTGAAAAGATGAAGGGCGAACTCGTGGATCGCGCCAGAGCGACCACGACCGTGTTCGACATGGCCCGGCGCGAGCGGGACGCATGGCTGAACTGGCCTCCGCGTGTTGCCGCGAACATGGCCGCCGAACTCGGCATTGACGCGCATGCACTCGAGCAGGTGCTCGGCCGCTACCTGCGCGCCCATCTGGCGGAGATGGCCGAGGTGAAGATTGAACTACGATGAGTTCCGCAAGGAGGGGAAGCGGCGGCAAGAGGTGAGCATCCTGCTGATGAAGGCCAAACTCAAACTGAATGCGTCTCTCGTGCGGGAGCAGCAAGCAGCCGATGAGGAAGGATACGGCGCGCTGCTCTGCGCCATTCGGGAGGCGCGGAAGGAAATCGCTCGTGGGCGCGGCTGATTACGAGGGTTCAGACGACATCCGCCGCGCCTGGATGGATGGGCTGGCGCCCGACCCGTCGGTGACAGTGAGCCAGTGGTCCGACCGGCACCGCATCCTGTCGTCGCGCGCGGCTTCGGAGGCCGGGCCCTACCGGACGGATCGGACGCCCTACATGCGGGCAATCATGGACGCCCTTTCGCCATCATCCTCTGCCCGGCGCGTCGTCTTCATGAAGGCAGCCCAGGTCGGGGCGACCGAGGCCGGCAACAACTGGATGGGGTTCTGCATCCACCGCGCGCCCGGTCCATTCCTTGCGGTTCAACCGACCGTCGATCTGGCGAAGCGCCTCTCGCAGCAGCGGATTGATCCGCTGATCGAGGAAAGCCCGGATCTCCGGGCGCTCGTGATGCCGTCGCGGTCCAAGGACAGCGGCAACACGATCCTCGGAAAGCGGTTTCCGGGCGGGCAATTGATCCTGACCGGCGCGAACAGCGCGGTGGGGCTGCGATCAATGCCCGCGCGGTGGGTGTTTCTGGACGAGGTGGACGCCTATCCGGGCGACATCGACGGCGAAGGCGACCCGATTGCGCTGGCGTGAGGCCCGCACGATCAGTTTCGGACACCGGAGCAAGATTTTCCTTGCGTCGACGCCGACCGTGAAAGGGCTCGTCGCGCATCGAGAGGGAATACGAGTTGTCNNACCAGCAGCGGTATCACGTGCCTACTGTCCGCATTGCGGGTTGCACTGCAGTGGCTCAAGTTCCAGCGGCTGCGCTGGGAGGCCGGGCGCCCCGAGACGGCGCGCTATGTCTGCGAGCACTGCGACGAGCCAATCTCGGAGCGGCACAAGACGGAGATGATGGACGAGGCCCGCGGCGCTAAATGGCTTTCAACCGCCGACGACGAGACGGTAGCAAAGGCCCGCGAGGCGGGAACCGTCGGGTTCCATATCAGCGGCCTCTATTCGCCGCTCGGCTGGCTGTCGTGGGCCGACATTGCCCGAAATTGGGAATCAGCCGTGGGCAACGACGCCTCGCTGAAAACCCTGAAAAACACGGTTCTCGGCGAGACGTGGCAGGAGCGTGGCGAAGCACCTGACTGGCAGCGCCTCTACGAGCGCCGCGAGGAACCGATGCTGGGCGAGGTGCCGGCGCGCGCGCTGATGCTGACGGCCGGCGCCGACGTGCAGCGCGACCGCATCGAGATCGACGTCTGGGGCTGGGGGCAGAACCTCGAAAGCTGGCTGGTGGATCACGTGGTTCTCGAGGGCGACACCGCCCGAGAGGAAGTGTGGTCCGACCTGACCGACTTTCTAGGCGAGACATGGGAGCATGCGAGCGGCGCTCGCATGGCGCTGGCTCGGCTCGCGATAGACACGGGCGACGGCGCGACGACTGACGCGGTCTATGGGTGGTGCCGCCGCATGGGCCACGGTCAGGTGATCGCGGTCAAGGGCGTCGGCGGGTTCGACCGCTCCACCCCGGTGGACGGCCCGACCTACGTCGATGTGAGCGAAGGAGGTCGTAAGATCCGGCGCGGCGTCAGGCTCTGGAAGGTTGCGGGCGCGGTGTTCAAGTCCGAGACCTATCGGTTCCTGCGGCTTTCGGCGCCGACCGACGAGGAACAGGCCGAAGGCACAGGCTGGCCTGCCGGGTTCGTCCACATTCCGAAGGGGACGACGGCAGAATGGACGAAGCAGCTAACCGCCGAGCAGTTGATGACCGTCAAGACGCGGCAGGGGTTCGAGCGGCTCGAGTGGCAGCAGACACGCGACCGCAACGAGGCGCTGGATTGCCGCGTCTACGCCCGCGCCGCCGCCTGGCTGATGGGCATGGACCGCTGGGACGATGCCCGGTGGGAGCAACTGCGCGAGCAGGTCAGCCCGGACAGGGAGACAGAGAAGCCTGCCGGGCAACCCCAGCGGCAGGCTGTGAAACCACCGCCCAAGCGCCCGTCCGGGTGGATGGGCGACCGCACGAGAGGAAAATGGTTCTGATGGCTTGGACACTGGACGAAATTGATGCGCTGCGCCGGGCCTTTGCGTCAGGGACCACGCGGGTGACCTACGACGGAAAGACGGTTGAATACGGCACTGCCGACGACCTGATCAAGCGCATCCGCCTGATCGAGGGCGAGATGGCGGGCGCGGCTGGCAGGCCCCGGCCGGTTGCCGGTTTCGCTGGCTTTCGTCGGGGCTGACCATGACAGCACCCCACGACAACACCCCGGCCGTGCGCTGGGGGATGATGGACGCAGCCTTGTCGGTCGTCGCGCCCCGCGCAGCCGCCAGGCGCTATGCCGCCCGTCTGGCGATCTCGAACATGCGCCGTGGCTACGACGCCGCAGGCCAGAGCAGAGGCAACGGAGGCTGGAAATCTTCGGGCATGGCGGCCGACGCCGAGATCGCGGCTGACGGGCAGTTTCTGCGCAACCGGATGCGCGAGCTTGTCCGCAACAACCCGATGGCCGCGCAGGCGGTCCAGGTGCTGGTCAACAACATCGTCGGGACCGGCATCCGGCCCCGCGCGGCGACCAGCAACCCTGCGCTGAACAGGGAGGTCGACGCCCTGTGGAAGCGATGGTCCGCGCGTTGCGACCAGCATGGCCACACTGATTTTCATGGGGTTCTGGGCCTTGCCGTCCGCGAGATGATCGAGGGCGGCGACTCGTTTGCCATTCGGCGCCCCGTCACGAGTAAGCGCAGCGCGTGATGTGCCGCTGCGCATCGAGTTGCGGGAGGCCGAGCATCTGGACGCGGGCCGCTTCGATAATCGGGATGGCGGTGCCAGGATCAGTCAGGGCATCGAATACGACCGGAACGGCCGGCGCGCGGCCTTCTGGATGTTTCAGGACCATCCCGGCGATACCGCGCCGATCTTCGCCCGCAGGCTTGAATCCGTGCGCCTGCCAGCCGATCAGGTCGCGCACCTCTTCGAGCGCCAGCGCGTCCAGAGCCGCGGCGTTCCGTGGGGGACTCCAGCGATGCAGGCGATCCACGATGTGGGCGACTGGCAGCATGCCGAGCTGGTCCGCAAGCGCACCGAGGCATGCCTTGTCGGCATCGTGTTCGGCGCTGATGAGGACCAGCAGTCGATCGCTCCTGTGGTCGTGGACGGGCATGGCAACCGCATCGAACAATTCGAACCGGGGCTGATCGCCTATGCCCGCGGCGGCAAGGACATCAAGTTCAACCAGCCAACATCCACGGCTGGCGTCTATGAGTGGCACCGGGTGCAGTTGCACATCATCGCAGCGGGCTTCCGGGTTCCCTATGCGCTGATGACCGGTGATCTCAGCCAGGCGAACTTCTCGTCCACCCGAGCCGGGCTGAACGAGTTTCGCCGGATGGTCGAGCAGCTTCAGTGGCAGACCGTCATTCCGATGTTCTGCGAGCCGATCTGGCGCTGGTTCATCGACGCCGCCGTAATGGCGGGGCTGTTGCCCGAGGGCGTCG